GTTGTACCTTTTGTGCCACATCGGGTTGAGCTAACCATTGCTGGAATATCTGCAACTTCATCTCGTGGGCATCATTTGGTTTAACATTAGGTGGTACGCCAGCATAGATTTCTGCAATGGTTTGTCTCTCTTCATCCATTGCTTTCTGCGATGCGGTTTCTTTGGGAAGCATGATACTTTCCGCAGCCCCCGGTAAAATCTGCCCAACTGCAATTTGTAATAAACGCTCGGTATCTAGAGTACCATTCTTGTCGAGTTGTGCGCCAAGTTGTGCGATTGCTTTTACACGCTCAAGCATTTGTTCTGGATCTTGTGTGGCAGCATCAAACTGCATGTAAAAATCAAATCGTTCACCAGGGTTTCCCTTGGCATACTTCTGCATGTCTTGCATTCCTGTAACACGGAAGTATTCTTGGTCTGGGCCATACTGCTGGTAAAGTGAGTACACTTGATCAAGCACATGTTTGAGGTGGTGAAATACTTTATCTATTACCTCCTGTTGTTTCATCTGTGCTTCCACAGGATCTACACCCGGTGCGTTTCTTCCAAAATATCGATTTGCTTGTTCTGCAATATATCTACGCAACTCAATGTTTACTGCTGATCCACGAGGTGTGTCTGCAAATCTATACTCTCCTGGCGTGCGATATGGAACACGTACACCTGGCCCCCACTTCGTGGGGGCTCTCCCCATTGGATGTTCCAAAGGTGGCAAAGTTGTCAACGATTGTGCATCAACCGCTGCATCTGTTTCTGCCTTGAGTACTTGCTGAAGGCTTTCGATAAGCTCTGGGTATGACCGAGACGAGTAAAGTTTCTTGCTTGTTTTCTCAAGGGTACTAACTACGAATGGATATTTCCCATGCGTGTAATCAAGTAATTGATGCTTGGCATAAAGATCAGGTAAGTTGGGTTGATAAATGGTACAGTAAATACCGGGTACATTATCCTCATCCAACAATCTTTGATAACAGTACACAATTCTAACCAAGCTATTATCATCCGTTCTTGTAAATTCATCATCATCTCGGATTTGGTAAAGAGTATCGTCTGCGTTTTCACCCTGACCTGCCACATCAATGGCAGCATTCACAAACTCTTCTGACCAATTTTCGGTACTAATTTTAGCCTTTAATTGTTCAGGTGTCATTGACACAACATGAAACATATATGGTGCTTCCTGTGGATCGATACAATAGCTTGGCCAGAATACATCCTCATCCGGCGCAAGTGCTTTGATCTTGGGTCTGCTTACAACTTGGCGAGTAACAGGTACTGTGGTTTCCCCATCCTTACGCATTTCCTTCAACATTGCCCGTGCCTTGGACTTGCTAATACTAAACTGCCCTTTGAGTGCCTCACTCAATTCCTCATCCATACTTCCGTCCTGTATAGCTCCAGCAATTTGTGGAAGGACTTGGGCAATCTCTTCTAGCTTAATGGTTTGTTGCTGCTTGAGTTCTTGGTTCTCGTACCAGCAATAATGTACCATCATACCTTTCTCAAAAAGATGATTTAATCCAAGTTCAATCTCAGGGTAGAACTCCTGCATCTTGGAATTAATTAACCAACGAAGGAACATACTTACCACATTTGCACGCTCCACATCACTTGATTCTGTGGGTGTGGCTACAATGTGCGCACGTCTGATCGCATTCATGCTCATTGCAACTCGGCAGGAGATTAACTCATCTGCCATACGGACTTCACTGTCACTTGCACCCTCCCAAGGAAATACCTCACCTGTTGAACTTTGTGAAGCGTGCTTCTTAAAGTCATCCGACTTGCCAGACCATAGACAATGACGGGTATCATAGTCTCGTTGTCTGCGGTCTAACCACTCACCTAAATCACTCTGTGTACGCTTGTAAGCTTCACTGAGATAAGCAATGTCAGGCTCTTTTGAGACATATAGTAATTCTGGATCGCTTGCACTGAGCATGTGTAGCATAAAACTACATTAGCACCCTTATGTAGTCAACTTAATATCCACCACCACCTGTGACTTGAATGTCACGATGGGTGATATGTTCCGCACCACTTACAAATAGGTAACGCAAGCAGTCAATTTGGTCAGAGAAGTAATCACTCTTACTCTCTCCTGCATATTCAAGCATGGAAGATATTGTATTCTCGCATTGATCGGAGAAGTAAAGCTTGGGGCAATTCTTGTCTGTCATGGGTTCTGTATCATCCCAGCTAAGTGCATCATTGATCTTGGCAATACCAGAGTCTATAGACACACCTGGTGCAGCACGGAATACAAATCCCATGTTACTCATTGTATTGATTATATTACTTTCTCCCTCTTTTGTACGCACTGTGGCTGCTCCCATTCGTGGGTCAACTATCCGCTCAAATATTTCCTCACCATCTTCCTGTGCTTCAAAATAGGATTGGTAGTCTGAGTACCCCCAACCCAGAGGACGTTGTCCAGGGCCAGGTTTACCCACTGCTTTACCAGCACCATTAATGTGTGGGATTGCCCATGCTCCCATCGTACTGTCTGGGAACTCACGATAGACATATATCTTACCATCCTTGGTTACACCTGCCCATAATCCAACCCAAGGTTTACTCCCACCTGGATCGCAGATGAAGTAACGGGTTACATTTACAGTTGGGTCGAGGACAAAGGGTATCTTACTATGTTCAATTACATTGGTCTCACGCTGGAATTTTGGAAATTTTCCTTCAAAGCTTTTACTTGGTATGCCGAATAATCGTGCAAGCTTTACCTCCTGTGGTTGCTTGCTGTAAGTACGCACAAGTTCGTCTGCATCTACAAAAGGACTCATCTGACTCCAAAAATAATATATGCGACAGTCAGGCCAATTAGCAGACACTTGTTCAGTAGGCAGTTCCTTATCCATTAACGCAGAGTACTTTGACCTGACTGTCGTAGCTCCTTTCAGTAAACTATTAACTAATGGCGTGTATCCTTGCAGGGTCGTAAAGGTCAAAATCAAGCGACCATGATTATCTGTAAGTCTTGCCAATAGCGTGTTAAAAATATTCTCAGGAATTTCCTCATCTGCATGAATACAATGGGCTGCCCATCCCTCAAAGATTTGTGGGTCTGCCATGTACTGCCTGTAATTATTAAAGTATATCGTACTCCCACGCTCGGCATCTGGATGGGTGGGTGGAAGGATTGCTTTCCCTGCATTGAATCCATTCTTCTGTGTGTATTGCAGTGAATGATTCTCACTCTTCTTCTTGCTTCTCTTGTACCTTGCCGGAAGGGAATCCCATATATAACGCTGGGAATCACTTATACTTCTTTCCTCACTAACATGCAAAGAACGTATCTCTGCTTCGGGTATGTTCTGTGCCAAGTGGACAAGCAAGCGTGAAGCGAAGGTGGTCTTGGATGATCTGTTACCTCCAAGGCAAACATGTATCTTTGTATCCTTCCAATTATCCATGACCCTACGCCACCCAGGAAGAGTCCAACCCCATTCGATTGGATCTTCCTTCTCGCTGTTTGGTTGGTCAAGAAGCAAGCGTGTAAGTGTTTCGGCACGTACAGGATCTTGTACAGCAAGCTTGTCTATCTCCTCATCTGATAACGCACACTTTAACTCTCCTCTATCATACTTAAAGTCATCTGTCCAAGGCACGCCAAAGCGTGCGTCTATCTCGTCTGCATAGGTTATCTTACCCACGATTTAATATCTCAATCCCTACGATGATTGCTTCTTCGAGCGTGTTACACGGGATTTCCTTTTCACTGATTGTCCAGCCTTCCGTATCCGTTCCAACACCTCTGGGCTTAATTGCAAGGGTGTTGGCCCTAGCTTTCGCAAGTCGCACCTCGGTAATTTTGCAACTGATGTCGATATCGCTCGCCCGTATTTTTTCCAATAAATCGGATTGTATCCCGGTGGTACTTTCACTTGTCATTACATTTGCAGGCATCTTCATAAAATTGCTTCCATTGCTTGCCACATTGCCAACATCTCTGCCATCCAAACGGGGATTTTCTTGCCCATAACTTCTGCTGCTCGATAGTCCATTCATCATCTCCGTCTATCCACTTCATGCTTGCCTGGCTTGCTCCTCAGTTAGTTGCTTCCAAATATCACAACACCTTCTCTTAAGATCACTTGTTTCCTTCGATAGCTCGTCATTTTGTTTTTCCAAATCAATGACCCTGCTCTTAAGCACCATGTTCTCATCTGTTAATCTCCTCACCCATAATGGCCAACTCTCTAACTTCTCTCCCGTGGGGGCATATATATTCATTCTTCTTCCTCCTCGTCTAGTTCCATATCAAACTCAAACTCTATGACATCTTGGTCGTAGTATTCTTTAGCTGCATCCACCATACACTGAACAATTTCTTCATCCTCCATATCAGACTCCTCTGACCAGCGATGAATCATATTCTTAAATTCGTGGTAACATTGCTCTTTTGCTTGCATGATTTTTTATGTCAAATTTCCCTTTGCATGGTTCTTTGCGTGGTATCGTTGTTCGATACACTGAACCATGAGCGTTGATTGATAATTGATTCTTGTTCCAAAATCTGTGCCAAGCATCGTTCATTTCTGCTGTGCTTATTGGGCATTCAATTCCTTCCATAAAGTCTTCCATGCTAGTTCTGCTGTGGGAACACATATTCCGTTCCCCAAGAGCCTAAGTCTGTCCACCCTGTGCTGAGTCCCATGAGTTGCTCCACCCAATTGGGATTGAGCTTCGGTGACCCTTGGTTCTTCCCACTCGTATTGCTCTTCTCCTGGCCTTGCAGGCCATTGTGTATCTTCGCTTCCTCCGCTAGTATCTTGCCCCCCGTTCCGGGCTTGCGACTGCCTGGGTTGCCTGCTCGTGGGGTTGGCCAATTCTGCATCTGATTCAAGTCTCTCCCCAAGCACTTCTGATTGCTCTCCTTCGCAGTTCTCGCTCCCTCGATGTGGTCGGAGGCTTGCGGAGTGGGCCAAGATGAACACTCGTTTTCTTTGG